GCAGCGCACAATCGCCAATTTAGTCTATGCTATTTTAAGCGATAATCCCAAGATGGCAGATCTCCATCCTTTGTTCAGCAAAGCACATCATAATGTGATGGATAAAAAAATGCCTTTTAATGTGCAAGCACTTAGTCAAGCACGCGTGGCAATGGCAACGCAACAGCTTGAGGGGGTGACTTTAAATATCACGCCGGCTTTTCTGATAGTGCCAGTTGCATTGGAGGGACAAGCGAAAGTATTAATGAATTCGGAAACTGATATTACCCAAGCCAATTCTCAGGTGCCTAATGCGGTTAGAGGATTAGCACAGGTGATTGCTGATCCCAGACTCGATTTGGCATCGAGTACTACCTGGTATTTAACCGCTAATCCTAGTCAATTTGATGTACTGGAAGTCGCTTATTTAGAGGGAAATGCACAACCCACATTGGAGGAACAAGCTGCTTGGGTAACCGATGGCATTAGTTATAAGGTACGCCTGGATGCTGGGGTGAAAGCGTTGGATTATCGTACCTTTTATCGTGGGGAAGTTGGGTAGTATTATTATTTTAAATTTATAAGGAAAAGCTGATGGCCAAAAATTATTTACAACAAGGGGATGTGCTTGATTATTTGAATGATAATGAAGCGGCTATTGTTAGCGGAGCAGTCGTTGTGATAGGCAAGCGTGTCAGTGTGGCATTAACTGATATTGCGCCAGAAACTGTTGGTGCAATACAGGTGGTGGGTGTTTTTAATTTACCTAAAGCGGCAGAAGTTGTCACGATGGGGACACCGTTGTATTGGAAAGCAAGCCCACAGCACTTAACTAAGACTGCTACTGGTAATATCTTAGCCGGCTTTGCCTGTGCCAGTACCACCGCTGCCGATAAGACTATCGCTATTAAAATCAATGCCTGATTGTCAGTATACACACCCTTAACCGTTCAATTGATTCATTTATTTTGGCCAAACCGCTCTGCTGTTTCAGGAGGGTAAGGTATTTGAGATTGTCGGGGTGTTTGACCAAGCATCACTTGAAACGTTGGAAATTGAAAACTGCCAAGCATTATTTACAGTGGCCAGCCAAGATTTACCCTCAAATCTTCATGGCGGCCTTCTGCAATTAAATGCTAAGCGCTACCAAATTGTCCAAGTACAAGCTGATGGGATGGGGGCTGTGGCGTTAGTATTAATGGAAGCAACATGACGATTAATGGTATCACGTTAGATGTTAACGCTGATATTAAACAGGTGACCAAAATGCTAGGCCGCTTGCAGCAAGGCAAAATCAATAAGGCGGCAACTCGAGCGTTGAATAAAACAGCTACTAATGTGCGCACCCAGGCAGTACGCTTAATTGCTAACGATATCGGGGTCAAACAGAAACAGGTACGCGCTAATATTATTTTAGCGCGCGCACGCCGTAATTTTCTACAAGCAAGCCTCATTGCCACCAAAAGACGATTTACATTAATTGAGCTTGACCCACGTGCTAGACAAACAGCACGTGGGGTGCAGATTAAACAGCAGGGGGTAAGACGCATTATCCCGCATGCTTTTATTATCACCCGGCGTCAATCAGGACAATTAGCTATCGTTAAACGTAAAACCGCCAAGCGTTATCCCTTGATTGAATTGCGAGGAGAGAGTGTGGCAATGGGTTTTAACAAGTTCCCAGCAAGGCAGTTGATGCAGCAAACGGCTAATCAAGCCTGGCTGAAACATTTTCAGCATGAGTTACATTATGAAATCAGTAAACTTTAAATCAAAACGCCGTTTAATTCGCAAAAAAATAGCCGANAAATTAAATCCTATCGTCCAGGGGCGTGTTTTCCTCTCCCGCATTTATCCTGTTGATCAAAGCGCGCTACCTGGCTTAACGGTATTTATTAATCGCGATGTGGCCAATCTTGAGTATATGACGATGGGCAGTCAACGCTGGCATGATTTAAGCTTGACGGTGCAGGTGCATGTGACTGGTAATAATCCGATTGATGAAGCTATTGATGAGCTGGAGAGAGAGGTTTGTCAATGTTTGACTGCCGAGCCGACTTTAGATGGTTTAGTGATGAATTTGCGCTACTTGAGTACGGAGATTTCTTTAAGTGGTGAAGGGGCGAAGCCGGTGGGCATTGCCGATCTTAGTTTTATGTTAACTTTTAGAGAATAACACCATGAGCATTTATCGAGGATCTGAAGGCTTGGTTAAAATTGGCACGAAAACCATTGCTGAAGTAAACAATTGGACGATTGAACAAAGTGTCGATACCGCCGATGCCTCCGTCATGGGGCATCACTGGCAACGGCATGTAGCTTTGTTAAAAAGCTGGACAGGGAGTGCGACTGCGTTTTGGGATGAGGATGATACTCAAGGACAAGGTGCTCTACTGCTTGGCAAAGCGTTTACCTTGCAGTTTTATCCGAGTAGTAATAGTCGTTATTTCACAGGCACGGTACTTGTGACAGGCTTATCACTCTCTGCTGGGATGACAGATTTGGTCGAGGCAAGCTTTAGTTTTCAAGGCACGGGGGAATTAAAAATCATGGCACCGGGTAAGAAAACATCTTAAATCATTATCACTTTTTGTGTTCACTTAATATAGGAGATATATCATGTCACTGCTGAGTATTGCTAAAAATCATTTTCAGAATTTGTTGAAACAACAGGTTTTAAAATATCTCACCGTACCTGAATGGCAACAGGATGGAAAACCGATAAAGATATTCTTTCAATCGCTGGCAGCTCTGACGGTTAAGCAATTCAGTGAAGTTTCTGAATTGGCTAAGAAAGGTCGGGTGGAAGATTTTGTTGATATTTTAATTGTGCGTTGTTGTGATGAGCATGGCAAGGCATTGTTTAATAAAACCGACCGCTTGGAATTGCTGCATCATGTTAGCCCACAGGTGGTGTGTCGGGTGTTGGCTCAAATGGGGGAATTAGATACGTCACTGGATGAGTTAAGTACTGCGGAAAAAAAAGCAGATTAAGTGATGATACTTATGTTTTGTATGCGCTTGCCGAGCATTTGCATAAATCGGTAAGTGAGATTTTGAAGATGCGTGTAGCTGAATTTGTCGGCTGGCAAATATATTTTAAACAGAAACGATCATAACCCAACGTCAATAAACTTATGAACAACACCAACGCTCGCTTCACCATCACAGCCGTAGACAATACTGGACAAGCCTTAAAGCGGGTACAAAACAACTTTAAAATCTTATCCCGCAGTGTTAGTCGCTTGCTCGCCCCACTAGCCGCCATTACTGGCAGTGCGGGCTTTGGTGCCCTAATCAAACAAAGCATTAATGCCGGTGATAAAATTCAAAAATTATCGCTTCGCTTAGGGGCATCAACTGAAGCCTTGTCACAGTATCAATATGTGGCAAATCGCAGTGGGGTTAGCTTTGAGCGTTTCACTAACAGTTTAGAACGCTTACAACGTAGCTTAAGCGAGGCTACCACCGGCACCGGTAAAGCCCATGCCGCTTTACAAGCATTGGGTTTGAGTGCTAAAAATTTAATAAAATTAAAACCAGAAGCACAATATGAACGCATTGCTGAAGCGTTGAGTCATGTCAGCCTACAAGGTGATAAAATACGCCTAAACATTGACTTGATGGGCAGAAGTAGCACCGAAAATTTACAAATGATGGCGCAAGGCGCACAAGGAATACGAGAATTGCGCGCTGAAGCAGATAAATTAGGACTGACCTTAAGCCAAGATGCAGCCGATAGCATGGCAGCGGCTAATGATGCTATCACCAAATTAGGTGGCAGTGTGCGCGGATTAGCCAATACGCTAGTGATACAATTAGCCCCGGCCTTAGTGCAAGCGATTGACTTATTCCAGCAATTGACCAGCTTCTATGGTCAACATAAAAATGCGCCTATTACCGCAGGCTTGGCGCAAATGCTCACTAAAGTTGCACAAGGATTTAATGCCTTACAAGCACCCACCTGGCTTAATAAGGCGCATGACTATCTCAACAAAAGTTAACGACCTATAGTCTCATCGCACAAGTGCTAACGGCAACAGAAACACAGGCAGCTACATTAGGGAAAAGTAGTGCAGCAATTGATGAAACCACCACTAAAATACAAGCATTGACTGATACCAGCGCTGCTTACCAAGCAGTATTACGTGAAGGANAACAGTTAACTCAAAGCTTACGCACCCCACTGGAGATTTACCATGAGCAACTCGCCGGATTGGATGAATTGCTGCAACACAATGCCATCAGCCAAGACAGCTATAACCGTGCTATCAACGCCTACGCTGAACAATTAAAATCCACCATTAAAGTAAGTAAAGCCTTTGAGAGGGCAGCAACGCGCCCTAGAAAAGTACCAACAACAATTTTCCTTAATATTCTCACAAGGCTTATTTGCCTTTATGGAAGATGGCTTTGATAGCATGACAAAAAACTTTGAGCGTGCCTTAAAACGTATGGCAGCAATGGCAGCCAGTATGGAATTGGGTAAATTATTATTTGGTGGGAATGATGTGAGTAGTTTATTTAGTAACTTATTTAAAGCAGCGCCCGCAGTGAGTCAAGCAATACCGGCTATTCCACTACCCTTTGGTGGGGCTTTTGCCGATGGTGGCATGGTGAAAAGAAATATCCCCATTGTGGTTGGTTAAAAGGGACCAGAGCTATTTATGCCTAAACAGGCAGGCACCATTGTGCCGAATCACCAATTACCTAAGCAGGCAGCACAAGCCATTACCATCAATATGACTATCACCACCCCTGATGCAAATTCTTTCCGTCGCAGTGAAGCCAGCATTGGGGCTGATATTGTCAATTTTCTAAGCAGGAACAGGAGATAACATGTCATTTATAGATTACCCCCGCTTCCCCAGTGATACTAATTACAAACTGGTTCGAGAGGTAAAATACTTTAACCATATCGTCAAAAACCAAGCAGGAATAGAACAAATCAATGCGATTACCATGTCACCCCAACACCGCTATGATGTTGTTTATGCCGGTAAAAATAAGATCCCTATGCAAAAATTGCAGCATTTTTTTCATGCCGCTTGTGGTCGCTTGCATTATTTTCGTTTT